GCCACGTACTGCGTCGTCTGGACCTGCTCGACCGACTTGGCTTCAACCAGCGTCTTGGCGTTGATGGGCATGTCAGTCCTCTGCGGGCAACGGTTGATTGCCTTCTGCTAGCCACGCCAAGTACATGCGGTAATCGCCGTTGCCGGGGTCTGCCGGAATCCATGCGCCATCTGACAGCCGGCGGATTATCTCAACGTCTTTAGTTAGCTGGTACATGACTATAGCTCCGCGTTGGCGAGCCAGTGAATAGAATATTGCGTGCCTGCGGTGACCGCTGTATTCCCAGTGGCGGCAAACCCAGAGTCACCTATGTTAGCGGTGACGGCGGTAGGCGTTACGCCTCCTTCAGTAGACCAGTCCGCCGACGCCGCGTTTGGCGAATACAAAGTCATAGTTGGGGCTCGGCGTTTAGTAACCGCAAACCTAACCGATGTGGAAAACGCTTGGTTTAGCACTTGCCCAGTCGCCGCCGATGCGCCCAATTTACTGCCTACGTTTTGCGCAGGTGCGGTGGCGTACGGAAACGATTTTTCGTAGTAACGCTGACACAGTGCCAGCTCCATGTTAAACGGGCGGTGCTCAAACGGTGTGGCGACGTTGCCAACTTCAACTTGAACGCCTGTCAGCGCAAAGATGTTACCTAACGTAGCCGCCGCGTTAACTTGGCTAACATCGGCTAACCCCCAGATAGAAGACCACACGCCCGGCGAAGCAGATTGCCAATTTGTTCCCGCAAAAAGCGGCCAGGCTATTGTTAGGCCAGCGCCGCTTGTCCAATCCCAAAACGAACCGTCGGTCGGCAGCCCATCGATGACAGTAATGGTTTTATATTCCCACGTATCTGGTGCAGTAATCGCGTAGGTAGTGACATAGCTTCTATCTGTTGACGGCCAATTACCGTTATACAGAGTCAAAGAATACGTCCCTACAACTGACGACCTGACCCAAAAAGAAATAGTAAAGGTGCGCCCAACTAAATCTCTTGCGGAATACCCTTCGATGATTTGAGCTGGAGCAAAAGTTTCGCTAGGCCCAATCGTGGGGTCCGCTGTCGTGACCGTCAACCTTTGGCTGTAATATAAATTTGGTGTTGCTGCGGGCACGTCTGTCGATTGGGTAACAGAAAATACTGCCGCAGCCGCAGCAAAGTACGTCCAGCGGTCCAGCATCCGAGTAGAGTTAAAAAACGTCGCGGTGCCGGTGCCCGTGGTCAGCGCACCCGACCCACGTTGATTGACAATCATCGACCCGTTGATGATTTTGTTGCGAAGCCCCGCGAGCTGGCCGCCGTTGTACGACTCGCCGATGATGTTGCCGCCGGTAACGTTGCCCGTAAGGTTGCCGGTCACATCACCGTTAAGATTGCCGGTGACAGCGCCCGTAATGGGGCCGTTAATGGTTACCCCACTGATCGTGCCGCCGGTGATGGCGACATTGCTGGCGTTTTGAAGCGCCATATCGCCGAACGCATTGAACGGGTCCGTTGTGTACTGCGTAACGCCGGAAGAATTTTGAAGTACAAAACGATATGAGTACCCGGCAAGCAAAAACACACTGGCTTCGCCGCGAGCGTCCAGCACGATTGGATTGGTGTTGGCGGTAGTTTGCGCTTGCGTGGTGTAGGTCGCCAAGGGAACAGTCGTACCGCTTGAGTAGGTGTACAGAAGCCCATACGACAGCGGGTTGCCGTTAGCGTCGAGAAACTGCAGCTTTGGGGTCGGCGAAATCGTAGCCATGTTCGACCTCAGATATTGTTCGTGACGGTCAGAATGACCGAGGGGATGGCAGGCACAGGTGCAACCGCCGGTGACGCAAGTATTTGACAACTTGTGTCATCAGTAGACCACATCAGCTCAAAATAGTCGCCAGCGTTGAACTGCTCAACAAAGTTCCAAGCCGCCACAATCTCGGCGTTGTTTCCTTGAATGCGGATTTGCGACGCTGAGTTAGGCACATCAACGCCGTTGACGCGCAACCAAATGTATATGAACGCCGTGCCGCCAGATGTCTTGTCGAGCTGCGCGGAAAACTGAATGTTGTAGATGCCCTGCCGGTCAGTGTAAATGCGAGACGTAGGCGAGCCAATTGTCACGCCGCGTTGAAAGCCGACCGTGTTAAAGGTCATGCCGTACGCAGTGTTGATGACAGCGGCCGTTTGCGTGGTGGTGTCGTAGAAGTACCCGTAACGCGTGGTGATGAGCTGCGGCGTATCAATTGCTGGGATGGTTTGTACGTCTTCCAACGAAAACTGATTCTGGCCCAGCCCCAACAACGTAAACGAGTTGTTGAAGAAGCGATACCACTCACGCTGCATGACATTGTCAGGCCCTTCAACGACCGGAACACGTTGCGCGGGGATACGCGTGATGTTAGGCATTGGTGCCGCTCGCAATCAGCTCTGCGCCCATGATCGCTACGTTGCCAAGCCCAGACCCGCTTACTTCATAAACGCGATCCCGCAGCTTTTGCGTCATGCCCAGACGTCGCCAGATAACGCGCTTGCCAGTTTGGCCTTGAAAGCCCATTGATACGTTATGCAGGCTTGACCACGTGTGCCCGCCATCGTCAGACCAACGCAAGCTGGCGATTTGATGTGCGCCAGCCGCGTACGCGATACTTGCCGGGCCAAGATTGAATTGCGGGTTTGCAAACACCACAGGCACGCCATTGCTGCGCAACACCGCCGGGTTTGTCACGTTGTATATCGTGCCATTTGACGTGCGCACTTCCCAAGGCGGCCCTTGCACAGCAGGCGCAGGTTGGAGAGGCAAGGGCGTAAAGGAAGTGCCCGCTTCGCAATCCAACTGCAGGCTGTGTTGCGCTGTGCGTTTTAGATTGTTTTCGTTAGTTGGCAGCGCTCGCCAGGAGCGTAGCCATACCTGAAGACGCTCGACAGAAAATTCGTAGTTGCCAAATTCAAAATTAAAGTTGTAATAACCTATTATTCGTTGGCTACTATGGCCCACATACACCCGAACCCCGTCGGTAGCCATGCAAGAAGGTGTGTGCCGATTTATTCCGTTAGATGTGCTAGTAGCGTATCCGCGTTGGTGCCACATTTGCGTGGCCGCGTCGTACACCCACGTGACGTTAGCGGTGGGAAACGTAAGCACATAAAACATGTGCCCGTCTTGTTGGTAGGTATACGCAATAGCATCTGAAATCGTGCTGTACGACTGGATGGCGTACTCAATTGCGTGCGTTGAGATGCGCTGCGGCTGATAGCCTCTGGCGCGGTACACCATGCCAAATCCGCGCGCGTCGGTGCCCAACCAAAAAACGCTGCTGTCCATCTTGGCAACAGAGTAGGGTGCAGCGCAGCCTGTCTCAAGAAACGCGCCTTGGATGGGCGCAAGCGGATAGTCAGGCTGCCCAGCGTCGTACCAGACCTCGGTCGAGTTGTTACCAAAAATCCAGATTTCTTTGTGGTCAACAATCAGCGACACTACGTTGTCTGGCGAAGCCTCAGCGCTTGCAAACGACAATGGTTCAATGCTGCTGCCATCATATAGTTCCGTCACCCACACGCGCTGGCTGTTGGGTTCATTGAATACAAAGTAGCCGTTGATGTAGCCAACCGTGACAGCGCCTGGGAAGTCGGGATCGCCGATCTTGGCAAACGCAGTTGTGTTGATGTTGTAGATGTAGCCGTCTGGATTGGTCGCAATAAAAATTTGCGTGCCATTGTCTACCATGCTGACGGGGCCAGTGCCCGTTATGTTAGTGCCGCGAAGAGTAGTGTTGGTAGAGTCAATAGAGTACAAATCAGAGCCCGCTACCACGTACAAAACGCCTTTGACAACCCACATACCTCTAACGCTGCCAGACCCGCCTAAGTTAATGTACTGGACTATGCTTGGCACGCGCTGAAAGTACGCCGCCGTCTTGCCACCGTCCGGCGTAGACTCGGGGTACAAATTGACGAGCCGATTGTCCGCAGCATTGGTGCTGCGTGCAACGTACGCGGCTCCAAGGATGGGCGACTTCATCAGTAATTCGACGCAAAGATGTTGTAACGCTGGCGCGTCCCGACGATGCTGTACGGGATCGCCATGATGTCGTCGGGATTGTTGATGCGCTTCAGGTTGCGTTTAGACGTCATCGCAATCCGCTGCACCTGACGCGAAGGCTCAACACCAAACTCAGGCGCAAGTTCACACGCCAAGTTGTAGCGAAACGCGCGCAGATAGCCTGGTGGAAACGACAGCACCGTCGCCAAAATCGCAGGTCGTGTCAGCTCTTCGACCGACACAATGTGAAACTCCAGCACACGCGTTGGTACTGGATAGATATACATCTCAATGTCGGGGTAGGTCATGTTGACCCACATGACCTGCGGGTAGGTGCTTCGCACCGTCTTCAACGCAATCCCGTTGTACTGCTGCTGGTTGA